ACCTTACGCACCAAATACGTTAAACAACATTAACCCTTCCGAGTTTACGGGAACGGTAACACAGCCAATTATAAGCGCATCAGTAACAAGTTATAGAATACTATTATTAGACACCATTTCATCGGTTGTAACCGAGTCAATTTATTTTAATGTAAATAGTGAATGTAGATACCAAACAAGGCGTTTAGAGTTCTTAAATTCTTTAGGTGGTTTTGATGGTTTTAACTTTACAAAGGTAAGCCGTAGAACGGAAGAAATAGAAAGAAGCTTTTATAAACAAAACCCCGACAATATGTCAAGCGGTGTTATTGATTACAATATAAGCGACAGGCAAAAGGTTCAATATTATACTAAGTCAAAGCCAAAGATGAAACTAACATCGGACTGGGTTGATGTTGCAACATTCAATTGGTTGTTAGAAATGATCGAAAGCCCTGAGGTTTATTTATACGAAAACGGGCAACGTGTGGCAATACAAAACATTGAAGGTAATTGGGAGGAAAAAAGAAGCGATACGGATAGCGTTTTTAATTTAGAGGTTACGCTTGAATTTGGAATGGATAATTATAGACAACGATACTAAATGCAAAAAGAAGAATTATATATTGGTTATATATCTAAAGATGTTTTTATAACGGGAACGTCTACAGGTGCAACTACAAATAAATTAGTTGACAGTGGGGCGTTGTTTTTAACGGGCGCAACACCAGTTACAAAAGGCGATTTAGCAACTAACACCACCAACAATACAACCGCCCTTGTTGAAAGCGTTGATAGTGAAACACAATTAACATTAAGTTCTGATATTTTCCCAACATTCCCAACGGCTTATAAAGTAAACAAGAAAAAACTTCAACGCATTGAGTTAATCGAAAGCTTAAACCCCTCGTTAACGTTTAACGTTGCTGATATTGCAAAGCCTGACACACGAAAGGCTGATTATTCTAAGACCATAACGTTACCAGGTTCAAAGAAACTTAATAAACAATTCGAGCATATATTCGAGGTTAATTTATCGCTTCAAACATTTAACCCAAATTTAAAAACCGATGTCATTTATTTGGTTGATGGTGAAATTAACTTAGACGGATATTTACAGCTAAAGCAAGTTAACATACTTGACAATGATAAGGTAACTTATGACTGTACAATAGTAGGGCGTTTAGGCGATTTTGTAACCGATTTAGGGGATAAGCAATTAGATGACTCCTCAATGTTATGGGGCAACCTTGACCACGATTACACATTAGCCAACCAACAGGCATCTTGGACAGCTACAACGGGTTACGTTTATCCTATTGTTGATTATGGCTTTAATACAGGATTAGTAGATTGGTGGGTTGATGAGCTTTATCCCGCAATATACGCAAAAGAGTATATAGACAGAATTTTTTCCGCTGCGGGTTACACATACACCTCAACGTTTTTGACATCAGCACCTTTTAATAAATTAATAGTGCCTTTTAACGGTCAAGAGTTTGCTGTTACGGGTAGCGTTATAGAACAGAGAATATTTAGCTCAACCGTTCCAAATTTTCAATTAACGGGTTCAACAAGTCAAAGTATAGATTTTAGTGCTTTTTCATCTATAACAAATTTTTATAGGGTTAATATGACTGTTGAAAATGATCCTAATAATGTTTATGATACTACAACAGGTTTATATCAATGTAATGCGACAGGCACATATAATTTATATTATGAATTAGATTTAACCGCCACGTTTTCGCCAATTGATTATGTAACGGGGGTTGCGCCAACTTTTGACACCGAGTGTATTGTTGCTATTTTGGGTGAAATGGAAATGTTGAGATTAGATAACGCTGGTAACCCGATTGGTGGATATAACAACACAGGGGTAATAGGAAGCAAGGCTTTTAATATTAGTTATGCTCCCGTAATTCCAGCCTCAACAAGTTCAGTTTCAACCGTAGGGACAAACCCATTCGATAATAATTATATAGAAACTGTTGATAGTTTAGCTTATCAAAATTTTAATTACGTTCAAGGTCCAACCGCTGTTTGGTCTACAACAGATCCGAGACAATTTGCAACTCCTAAAAAATATATATTGGTTGTTAATGATGTTTTCTTAAATGACACCGACCAAGTTAAAATAAGAATTAAATCTAATTTGTTTACTCAGGAGGTAGAGTTAAACACTATAAATAATATAGGAGCAATAGGAACACCCGTCCCGACAACACCAACGACACCTTTATTTAGGAAAGCACCTACAGCTTCATCTTATTTAGATTATGCTCGGGGGACGGCTGAATTAAATTTAACGGCTGGTGTATTTAGGAACTCAGTTTCAAACAAAGGTTATAACGAGGGGAATAATATCGATATGTTTTCGGCAATACCAAAAAACATTAAGCAAACAGATTTTTTTATGTCTATTGTCAAGATGTTTAATTTATATGTGCAAACAGATACAGCAAACGATAGAAATTTATTTATTGAGCCAAGAGATGATTTTTATAATTCTAATGTAAATAATTGGTCGCAAAAATTAGATATTTCGCAACCCTTAGAGTTTTTGCCAATGGGTGCTTTAGATAGTCAACGATATTTATACACCTACAAAGCCGACAAAGATTACTACAACGAATTATATACAACAACTTGGGGCGAAATATACGGGGAAAGATTAAAGCGTGTTAATAACGATTTTCTAAAAAACGAACACAAAACCGAAGTTATATTTTCACCTACTCCGAGCGTTGGTCAAAGCTATAACGATAAGGTTATTCCAACCATTAAAAAGGTGGATAACAACGGTCAAGAGGTTAGAACAATTTCAAACATTCGAATTTTATATTATGGTGGTTTAAAAGATACTGTTTACACTTGGACACATCAAAGCGATTTAGTGGCTAATCAATTAGAAACTCAGTATCCATATGCTGGACATTATGATGATCCGTTCACGCCTACAATAGATATTAATTTCGGATTAACTAAAGAAATATATTGGGATAATACATTTAACGCTATTACTTGGACGGATAACAATTTATATAATAAATACCATAGTAAGTTTATCGAGGAAATAACAGACGTAAACAGTAAAATTGTTCGTGGTTGGTTTTATTTAAAACCTGGTGATATTAGAAAACTTTCATTTCGTGAGCAATACTATTTTGATAATGCTTATTTCAGATTGAATAAAATTGAAAACTACAACCCTAACAACCCATTAACAAAATGCGAATTTTTAAAGCTCAAAGATGCTGAGGTTTTTGTACCTACAACAACAACGGCAAACGGTGGGGTAACTGCATTGACAACACAGGAAAACACGCCTTTGTTTGCATCTGCTGTTAGCAAGTCAACCGATAACAATAGTATAGGAAACCAAAAAAATGATGTTCAGGGTGTAGAAAATTATATAAGTAAATCTTCGCAAAATATACAAATACAGGGGGATAGAAATTATATTTTTGACAACGCAAGAAATATTACAATAACAGGAGATAACAATAGGATAAATTCTGGAGTTGAAAATGTTACACTAATAAACACTAATAACCAAACCGTTATAAATTCTAACGTTACCTATGTAAATGGTGAATTAAAAGGGGTTGGAAGTATTGTAACCGTTACAACAACGACAATAGCTTCGGAAAACGTTACTACATACATAGGTGATACATCAGGCGGAAGCGTTACAATTATTATTCCATCAGATACAACAACAGGCAAAATATACAACTTTAAAAAACCAATTGCTTCGAATACTTTACAGGTTCGGGGTGCTGGTGGTGAAACAATAGACGGAGCTGGGACGTTAAGTTTAAGCGGTTTAAATGATTCGGCTACGTTGCAATTTGACGGAGAGAAATTTATAATATTATAATAAAATAACAATGGCAGAAAAAGTAGTCTTAGACATTGAAATAGGAACAAGCGGAAGCCAAAGAACATTAGGGCAATTAGAGGAACAAGCCGAATTGTTAAACGAGGAACTAAGGAAAGTGCCTTTAGGGACAAAGGCGTTTAAAGATTTACAAAAGCAATTAATCGGAGTTAACAAAGAAATTAAAAACACCGAATTAAGTATGGAAGCCCTTGATAATGAACAAGTAGCTTCTGAGTTGGGTTCTGTTGCTGGTGCTGTTGGCGATATGACTTCGGCTTTTGTGTTGCTTGGTGGTAGTGGTGGAGCTTTGGAAGAAACCGCCCAAAACATCGAAAAGGCTTTAGGTATATCAATGGCGTTTAAGGGTGCAATTGAGGGGTTAAGTTCGGGGCGTAAGCTATTCAATAACTTATTAAAACAAAGTAATGTACTACAAAACATTAATAATAAATCTACAAGTATAGCAGAGGCAATTTATGGACAATTTTCTAATAGTGTTGATGTAACATCTAAAAGCTTTAAGAATTTAAGGGGGGCAATAATTGCAACTGGTGTAGGTGCGTTGGTTGTTGCTGTTGGTTTATTGATTGCCAATTTTGATAAGCTAAAGGGTGCAATTAACGGGGTTTCGAAAGCCCAGAAAGATGCTTTAGATGACCAACAAAAGGCGGTTGATTTAGCTGATGAACGTTTAAACTCAATTTCCGAACAAGAAAACATTTTAAAACTTCAAGGTAAAACCGAAAGGCAAATATTAAACTTAAAAATTAACGCAACAGACCAGGCAATTAAAGAGCGTAGAATTAGGTTAGGTATGCAACGGGAACAATTAACCGCAGAAATTGAAGCCGAAAAAAGAAACCGAAGATATTTAGAAAACTTCACAAAGGTTATATTTATTATTCCAAGAACTATTTTAAAGGGGATTGATTTAATAGGCGAGGGATTAAATTTAGCATTTAAACAAATACAACAAATACCATTTGCTAAAAAGATATTAGGTGAGGAACCTATTAACATTGATTTTGGTTTAGATGAAAAGGTTGAATCGTTAACCGAAGGCGTGGCTGGGTTGTTGTTTGATCCCGAAAAAACAAGCGAGGAAGCGGAAAAAACATTAGCCGAAGCCGAAAAAGGAATTTTAGCCCTTGAAAATCAACAAGCTGGGTTTAGATTATCAATTTTAGCATTAGATGAAAAGACGGCAGAGGAACAAAAGAAGATTACTGACAAAGTTACTGAGGATGCTATTAAAGCGGCAAGGGCAAGGGAAGCGGTAGAAATAGATAGCAACAATAAACTAATTGACCAAAAGAAATCTTTTTGGGAAACGATGGGGCAACTATCAGCCGAAGCAGCTGAGAAGGAAAGATTAAGAAGGGAAAAGGAATTAGCCGAAGCGTTAGCAGCACAAAACGCAACCTTTGATTTAGCACAAAGCGGGATAGGTGCATTGTTAGAATTAAACGATGCGTTTGCTGGTGAAACGGAAGCCCAACAAAAAAAGGCGTTTGAACGTAGAAAAAAATTAGAGATAGCAGGGGCGTTGATTTCATCGGCTCAAGGTGTGGTAAATATACTTTCAAATAAAAGTGCAGTTCCAAGCCCTTTCGATATTCCATTCAAGGCGGCTCAAATTGGGGTATTATTAGCGACAACAGTAGCACAAATAGCAAAGATTAAACAGCAACAATTTTCGGGCGGTGGTTCGGTATCATCTCCAAACGTTGGAGGTGTGGGGATACCGACCATCTCACCCGTTACAAATACAAGCACATTAGTACCACAAGAACCGCAACAGGTTTTCGTAACCGAAACGGATATTTCGAACACACAAAACAAAGTAAACGTAATTGAAGCCCAAGCGACAATAAAATAAAAAAATATATTATGAAAATATTAGAATTAATAATCGATGAAAACCAAGAGGATGAGTCAGGTGTTGACTACATAGCTTTGGTAGACAGCCCAGCAATACAGAGCAATTGGATGGCATTTCGTAAACAACATTTCCAAGATACATTTAACGACTATCCCGAAAGTGCGAGTAATAATGCAAAGAAAGCGTTAAAGTGGATTGAAGAATATAAGGACGAAATAAATTGCAACTATACAAGGGTAGGTCTTGCAAGAGCCCGTCAATTGTCAAACAAAGAAAATATTTCGTGGGATACGGTTTCAAGAATGGCGCAATTCAATAGGCATAGGTCTAACGCTGAAGTAAGCGAAGAAAATAAAAGCACACCATATAAAGATTGCGGATATTTAGCTTGGTTATTATGGGGGGGAACTTCGGGGGTAAATTGGGCTATGAGAAAAATGGAAACCAAAGATAACTTTAAACATTCCTTTAAAATACAAGACGAAGAAAAAAGAATTGTAAGCGGTTATTTTATGATTGCTGATTTACCAATAGCTCGAATGGATGACGAAGGTAAAATGTTTTATGTTGTATTTAGAAAAGATACGATCGAAAAGATAGTTAACAAATTTATGCGTAACGGCTTCAATGCTAATATAAATTTAATGCACGATAGCAACGCAATAGCTAACGGTGTTTATGTTATTGAAAGTTTAATTATTGATAGCGAACGTGGAATTAAAGCCCCTGAGGGTTTTGAAAAAGTTCCTAATGGTTCTTGGTGGGGTTCGATGCGTGTTGAAAATGATGAGATTTGGAAACAAGTGAAAAGCGGTGAATTTAAAGGGTTTTCTGTCGAGGGTATGTTTGGCCAGGACAAAGACTTCGAACTACCCGAAAAGGTCATTAACAAGATTAAAGAAGTAATTAAGAAATACAGAGAAAACAGAAACAAATAAAAATAAATTTATTACAAAGTGTAATAATTCCATTTATTTTATATATATCAATTAATAAACTATTATTTTATGTCTAATTTAAAAGATTTATTTAACGACATTAAAAACGTCTTTAAAGAAGAAGGTATTGAAACAGATACCGAAGCAAGTGTTGAAACAACTCAAGAAGTTGAAACAACAGAAACCACTGATATTTCCGAAGAAGTTAAATCTGAAAAATTCGAGGATATTGTCCTTGAAGATGGAACGGTAGCACAAGTTGAACCTGACGTTAGTATAGGATCGGCTGTTGTTGTTGCGGTTGATGAGGAACTACTTCCAGCACCAGACGGGGAGCACGTTTTAGCCGATGGTAGAGCAATTGTAACCGAAGGCGGTGTAATTGTAGCCGTTGAGGAAGCGGAAGAAATGCCCGAAGTTGAAGAGGAGGTTGCTGAAGAGGAAGTACAGGAGGAAATGGAAACAGAGAAACCATTTACCGAAGCTCAAGAAAGAGAAGCTAAAAAGATTATCGAAAGCATTGTAACCGAAAGAGTATTTTCAATGGAAACAAGCATAAGCGTAGATAATGAAGAACTTAAAAAACAAGTTGAAAAATTAACAACTGCGTTTAATGGTTTATTGGAATTAACTGAAAAGTTGATTGCTGAACCAACAAAAGAAGCCGTTAAGAAAACTAAAAGCGGTTTTGCAAAATTAAAAACTAACAAAAGGGATATTATTGAAGCCCTTAAAAACAAAAACATAATTAATTAAATTTATAAAAAATGGCATTTGATGTAACAGCCCTTCCAGCTTATACGGAACAAAACGCAATGGACTTAATAGTTAAGTCGGTTGCTGGTGGTAGATTAGCACAATACGCAAACATTCAACCAGATGTAAAAACTACAACGACTATCAATATTCTCGATACTGACGTAGTATTTCAAGCTGATGGGTGTTCAAGAAGTGCAAGTGGAACTACTACTTTAACTCAAAGAAATTTAACACCTGGTGCGGTAGCAATTCACGAAGATTTGTGTATGACTGATTTAGCTGCTAAGTACACGGCTTTAATGCTTAGACAAGGATTAACAGCAGAAAAAGAGGAAGTTCCTTTCGCTGATTTATACTTCGAGCAAAAAGTTGCTAAAGTACAAAAAGCTATCGAGGTTGCTGATTGGCAAGGTGATACGGGATCGGGTACTGCAAATCTTAATAAGTATGACGGTTTAGTTAAGATTATCGGAGCAGCTACTGCAGTAAATGGTAACCCATCAGCTATTACAGTTGCAACGGGAATTACAAACGCTAACGTAATTGGTATTCTTACGGGAATGGCTGAGTTAATGCCAGAAGATATTATGGATGCAGATGATTTAAAATTGTTTGTTGGAATGGATACTTTCCTTAAATATCAAAAAGCGATTGCTGACGGAAATTATTTCCATTATGTTGTTGAAGGTGGTTACACTGCAGAACTTCCGCTAATTGGTTTCCCAAATGTAACAGTTTGTGCGACTCCTGGTCTTAGTGGTTTAGCTGCTGGTAACTGTTTCTTAATGAGAGCATCTAATATTTATATCGGTGTTGATTTACCTGAAGAAGAGTCTAACGATGTTCGTTCTTGGTATGATGATAACGATAGAATCTACAAAGTAACAATGGCATTTAGAAGAGCGGTAAACGTTGCTTTCCCTGACCAAGTTGTAGAATTCATCTTAGCATAATTATTAACTTTATGGGGGTTTAATCGCCCCCATTTTTAAAACTAAAAATCAATGTCCTGTCTTATCTCATCTGGCATTAGCCGAGATTGCTCTGATTCTGTTGGAGGTTTGGAAGAATTGTATCTTCTTGAACGTGCAACCGTAACAGCATACACCGAAGCAAATAGCGAAGTAACCGCAATAACTGACGGTGGTTCAACTTGGAAAAAATTCCAATTAAAAAAAGAAGTTGGTTCAATAGTAGCCACAACAACAATAGACCCAGCCAACGGTACAAGATTTAGCGAAGGCGTGATAGGTTTTTCTATTAATAAATTTTCTGCCGTTAATACTAATATTTTAAAATTATTAATCTTAGGTCAGATAGTTGCTATTTGTAAAGATAACAATGGCAAGTATTGGGGCTTAGGTTTTCAAAGCTTTGCTGAGGGTCAATCAATGGCTGTTAATAGTGGAACAGCTTATGGTGATCGTAACGGATACGATATTGAGTTAATGGCTAAAGAGCCTGAAGCACCTTTTGAGGTTTCGGCTTCAGTTGTTGCTGGTTTAACTATTGCATAAAAGAAATTTGTTGAGTGTTCTTTCTTCATAGTTCGAAAGAGGGAAGTTATTTTAATATGGCTTCCCTTTTTTTTTAAAAATAAATATATGTTAAAAAAAGATTTAATAGGAGCGAATTGGAACGGCAAAGGTTTTTGTATTCCTATCGTTGAAGATAACATCAAGATATTGAAATTGCTTGGTGCTGATGTATTTGAAGTAAAAAAAGCGAAAAAGAAGAAAGATGATTCACCTGAACAATAGCACATCTACGGAGTTTGCCGTAACGCTATACGAAAAGACAACACTAACAAGCCCTGTTTATTTGTTTCATTTTAAGAATGATACATCATTCAATGATTATTATTGTATTATTGCGGACACCTCAACGCAAAAACAACGCTTTAACTTATTTTCCTTTACTGAGGGCGTTAATGATGCCTTAAACGGCTCTTTAATACTTGGTAAAAGTGGATATTATGAATATTATATTTACGAGCAAACAAGTGCAACAAACCTCGATCCTTCATTGGCTACGGGATTAGTTGAGCAAGGTAAAATGCGTTTGTTTAATGTAAATGACAACCCGAATTATTCAAGTCATACGGTTGCTGGTGTAACCAATTATGTATATAATCCAAGTTAATTATGAGCGTTAAATTAATACCGATAAATTTTAAGGGCTACGATTTACCCGTTTTTAAGGAAAGTCGCAAGGGCGATTGGTTCGAATATGGTAGCGATAGACCCTATAAGAATTGTTATGGCGATTTTTTGGTTAAGCTATTAAATGAAAGTTCCAAACAGTCAACAATTATAGATGCTAAGACAAAATTTATTGTTGGGCGTGGTTTTGCTGTTGATGGTAGTAAATTAAACTTTCAAGAACGTGCTTTAGTTGAGGGGTTTTTGCGTATGCCTAACGAAGATGGCAATATGAATGATTTGCTTTCTAAGATTGTAAAGGACAAAAAAGTGTTTGGTGGTTTTGCAATGCAAATAAGGGTAAACGCTAATAATAAGATTGCAAGTGTTGACCACATAGATTTTAATAATGTTCGTGTAGGTGTTGAAGAGGGTGTGTATTATTATACTGAGGATTGGAAGTCAAGAAACCCAGAAAAAAACGAAGATTACACCACGTTAGAGGTTTTTCCATTTAATGACCAGGTAAGTAGTGATAAAAATTATATTGTTTATTATAAGGAATATCGCCCCGATTTAGGTGAATATCCACTACCCGATTATATAGCAGCCGTTCCTTATTTAGAAGCTGATGCGGAAATAAGCAACTTTACGTTGATGAATATACGCAATAACCTGAGTTCTGGCTACCTAATAAGTTTTGCAAATGGTCAACCATCAGATGAGGAAATGTCTGAGATTGAAAGAAGGTTTAAAGATTACGCAACGGGAACGGATAACGCTGGAAAACCTTTGCTTTCATTTACTGACCAAGCTTCTGACCATCCACAAATTATTCCAATCCCTACAAACGGGCAAGATGATAGGTTTATTAATTTAAATACTCAAATAACACAGGAAATTTTTACGGCTCACTCTATCGTTAGCCCGATGTTATTTGGAATAAAGGACAGTACAGGCTTGGGGAACAATTCGGATGAGTTAAGAACAAGCGCGGAATTATATCAAAACTTGCACATTGATCCCGAGCAAGATATATTAAACGATTTATTTAATGAAATAATAAATTATAACGGCATTCCTAAATGCTTATACATTCAAAAGATTGAGCCAATTGGCAAGGAACTTAGTGAAGCGGTTGTTGTTAGTGTAATGACACAAGACGAAATAAGGGAAAAAATAGGACTTGCACCTTTAGAACCTGGTCAACGTGTTCAAATGGATGACCAAACGGATGAAATGCTTTTTGCCCAATTAGAAAAAACGGGGTTTAATGCAAATGATTACGAGGTTTTAGATAGTGTCAATAGTGAAATAACTTGTTTGGCTGATGCTGAACGCTTTGAAAATGAATTGTTAAACAAGCATAAATTTGCTTTGGATCGTGTTTTAACCGATATGGAAAAGGCGGTTTTAGATATGGTTGTAGATAACCCATCTCTTCCAAGTAATGAAATTCGTAAGGCGTTAGAAATATCAATCGAAGATGTTAACGAAATTATACAGGAACTACAAAACATAGGGGCGTTAGATGTTAATTTTAACCCGACTCAGGATGCAATTGACACCATACAAAAACCCGATGAGGAAATTTTTGTAGCTTATAAGTACATTGAGCGACCTGATGCACTACCGTTAAAGGGTGGTAAAAGCCGTAGGTTTTGCGTTCAAATGTTATCGTTTGCACAGGCTGGGCGTTTATATACATTAGACCAATTAAAGCTTTTAAGAAACGATTTCAACCAAACGGGGATAGATATATTTTTAAAAAGAGGTGGATGGTACACGCTACCTAATACCGATATACACCGCCCATTTTGTAGACACATCTGGCAACAACAAGTATTAAGGAAAAAAAGATAATTATGGCAAACGTTTTATTTATATCAGAGGCATATTTAAAAAATAATACTTTAATAGACGATAACGTGGATCAGCGTATTATCTTACCCAGTATTAAAAACGCTCAAAATATGCGTTTACACCCAATATTAGGGACTCCGTTTTATGAAGATTTAAAAGCGAAGATTGTAGCTGGTACATTAAACGCTGATGAAACGACATTGTTAGACTCTTATATTGCACCCTCATTATTACAATGGTGTATGTATGAATGTAGTACCTCAATGCTTTATAAATACCGAAATAAAAGTGTTTCAACAAAGTCAAGCGAAAACGCCCAGCCGATAGATTACCAAGCATTACAATTTTTAAGAGATGATTGGAAAAACAAGGCTGAATTTTACGACAAACGTTTAATTAATTACCTTTGTGAATACGATAACTTATTCCCTAAATACACCGAAACAAGCAAGGATATGCACCCCGACAAAACGGCATACCAAACAAGTTTTTATTTAGGTGGTGGAAGTTCGAACTGTTGGAGAGATGAATATTATTACTACAAAAAATGAAGCTAACCTATAACCAAGTCATAAAGCAATTAAATGATTTTGCCGATGCTCATAAACAAATTAAGAGTTTTGGTAATGGTAATTTATGGGAAGTGGTTCAACACGACCAACTAAGTAATTTTAATTACCCGTTGATGTGGATAAATGACCAATCTGCAACAATGGGAAGCGGTGATTTTACCTGGAACTTTCAAGTTTTGGTAATGGACATAGTAAGGAAAGATGAAAGCAACGAAAACGAAGTTAAAAGCGACTGCGTACAAATACTAATAGATTTAATTGCATACTTTGAGCAATTGAACGCAACGAACAACAATGTTAATTGGAATCAAGTTCAATTAATACGATCGGGAAGCGTTGAAATGTTCACCGAAAGATTTGAAGATGAAGTAAGTGGGGCAACGTTACAACTTGGTTTGCGTTTTCCACAGAATTATAATTTTTGCGAAATACCAATTTAAGATATGCCAACATTATTCAACCCAAATAGAAGAAAAGGTATTTTTATGATACCAAGTGGAGCGACAAAAAGCCCAACACCAACACCTCCAGCCTTCCAAAATATATATTCACTTAGCTTCGATGGTGTGGATGATTATGTTGACTGTGGAACAGAATTAGGTAATTCTTTTGGCGTTACAACTAACATATCTATTAGTATGTGGATTAACCCAAGTGTTACAAGTGGGAACGATTTGTTTTTTAATATAGGTAGTTTTTCTAATAGTTTTGGACAAATAGCTTTTCAATTACTGTCAAATAAACTTTATGTAAAATTAAATAATGGTGCAAGAAGTTATAATGTTGCTTATACAAATACTACTGATTGGCAACATTTAGTATTTGTATATGACGGAAGCAATAGTGCAAATATAAAAATGTATATAAACAATGTAGAACAAAGCACAACGGCTGCTGGTGTGTTTCCAAGTTCATTAGATTTAAGCAACCTTAAAACAATAATAGGCGCAGGATATTCAGTAAGTTACACATATTCAGGCTTGCAAGATGAGGTTGCAATTTTTAATTCATCGTTAACCTCTGCAAACGTAACTTCGATTTATAATTCGGGAGTGCCTAATGATATAAGTTCTATAAGTGGTTTAAGTGCTTGGTATCGCAACGGTGACAACGGTTCTTATAAATCTCCACAGTGGCTAATACCTAATAATAGTAATGTTGCTAATTCAAGATTTTCTAACTACTCATTTTCTTATGATGGGGTTGACGATTATGTAGATACTGGCATTTCTACTTTAACTGGAACAGATTTATCCATTAGCTATTGGTTTAAAACAACTGCAACACTAAGTAATTTTAATTATTATGTGCCATTTTCTGCTGTTTCAAATCAACAATTTGTTGGAGCTTATTTGTATTACCACCCTACAACAAAATTAACATTTCGTTCAAGAAATAGTAGTGGTACTTTAGTAAAGGGAACAGTAGATTTATCAGATGGTAACTGGCACAACATAGTAGTAACATATGATTCAACTTCGTACGCATTAAAAATGTACGTTGATGGTTCTATTGATTATGACGAAACAATTTATTCTTATGCAGTTTTTAATCAACCTTTATTATTAGGTGGTAAAAGTTCAAGCCTAAATTTAATAGATTGCTCTATTGATGAAGCAAGTTTATTTAATTCTGTTTTAACCTCTGAAAACGTAACAGCAATTTATAATTCAGGAGTTCCTAACGATATATCTTTACTTTCACCTGTTGGATATTGGAGAAGTGAAAATTCAACATTCTCAACTAACTGGACGGTTACAGATAACGGTAGCGGAAGTTCAGATGGCACATCTGCAAATATGACCATAGAAGATAGAGTAGGAAATGCAAGTAATAGTTCAAATAATGCAGTTAGTTTTAATATGACCGAATCTGACAGAGAGGAAGATACTCCGTCATAATAATATAAAAAAATGGAAACAAGATTAAATAATTTAAATTACGCAATTTGTAACATTGCAACAGATTTGCAAAACATTGACTTTTCACAAGTGGGGCAAAGTTCAGCACAAACAATTAGAAGGAGTTTAGATGATACTCTTTTTGTAATTAAATACAATGCAGAGCCAACCTTTATAAAAGATGGAACAGTAACACCTTCACAAGTTTTAAGTCATTCAGAATGTTTAGAATTAATGGCA